ACAGGTTCTACAGGATACACTGGAAAAACAGGTTCTACAGGATACACTGGACAAACAGGTTCTACAGGACAAACTGGTAGCACTGGTTATACAGGAAGTACTGGTCAAACAGGATCTACAGGTTATACAGGATCAACTGGTTATACTGGAGTAACAGGTTCTACAGGATACACTGGGGTAACAGGTTATACAGGACAAACTGGTAGCACTGGTTATACAGGAAGTACTGGTCAAACAGGATCAACTGGTTATACTGGTCAAACAGGAAGTACTGGTTATACAGGAGTAACAGGATCAACTGGACAAACGGGATCAACTGGATATACAGGACAAACAGGTTCTACTGGATATACAGGACAAACAGGATCAACTGGATACACAGGACAAACTGGATCAACTGGTTACACTGGTTCTACAGGTTATACAGGAAGTACTGGACAAACAGGATCAACAGGTTATACTGGTTATACAGGAAGTACTGGTTATACTGGTCATACAGGTTATACTGGACAAACAGGAAGTACTGGTTACACTGGAGTAACAGGAAGTACTGGTTACACTGGTCATACAGGTTATACTGGTCAAACAGGAAGTACTGGTTATACTGGTCAAACAGGAAGTACTGGTTACACTGGAGTAACAGGTAGCACTGGTTATACTGGAGTAACTGGATCAACTGGATACACTGGTCAAACAGGAAGTACTGGATACACTGGACAAACTGGTAGCACTGGATACACTGGACAAACTGGTAGCACTGGATACACAGGAAGCACAGGATATACAGGTTCAACAGGATCAACAGGATACACTGGACAAACGGGTAGTACTGGTTATACTGGACAAACAGGATCAACTGGTTATACTGGTTCAACAGGATCAACAGGATACACAGGATCAACTGGATACACTGGTAGAACTGGAAGCACAGGTTACACCGGCATGACAGGATCAACTGGTTATACTGGTTATACTGGTTCAACAGGAAGTACTGGTTATACAGGATCAACAGGAAGTACTGGTTATACAGGTTCAACAGGAAGTACGGGTAGTACTGGTTATACAGGTTCAACAGGATCAACAGGATACACTGGTCAAACAGGATCAACAGGTTATACTGGTTCAACAGGAAGTACTGGATACACTGGCATGACAGGAAGTACTGGTTATACAGGTTCAACAGGATCAACAGGACAAACGGGTAGTACTGGTTATACAGGAAGTACAGGAAGTACAGGATCAACTGGTTATACTGGACAAACAGGTAGTACTGGTTATACTGGTTCAACAGGATCAACAGGTTCAACAGGTTCAACTGGTTCAACAGGTAGTACTGGACAAACTGGTAGTACTGGATATACTGGAGCTACCGGAATTGGCACACCATATTATTTAGATTTACAAACAATTCCAGATCCAACTCTATTGATTGGTATACCACCAATGCGATATGGTATTTATTATTCGTCTGCGTTTTCTCAGTATTCGTGTTATCAATTACCTCCAATTCCACACCCACAGAATTTTTGTGGGATTAATAACTACTTATATTATTTAATAGAATGTAATCCAGCTGATGGGAATGATTGTACTGGTATAGCACAAGGTACTCATTCACAGGCTGGAATTGTAACGAGTGACGGAGTATGCGAAAATCAAAATAATAACGATTTAAAACCTTGTACCGATGGCGGTGGTGGCGGAGGAAGATACTCTTGCCAAATAATGGGTGGACCGAGTCCACCGACTGAAGATGCGTTTATTGAGTGGTATTGGGTAATTATTTATGAGCATATGGGCAAAGATTTTATTACAGGAAAATTCACATTTTGCGCAACCGCGTCTTATATATTTAATGCATGGACGGCAAACGATGTCGGGAGTGGGGGTCAATACATAAATTCCAGTACCGGCTTCGGTATTCCTATGTTTAATCCATCAAATCACAATGTATAATAAATAAAAAAATAAATAAATATAAAAATAATTAATATTTTATATTTATGAAACATTATATGGAAGAAAATTTGAATTGGAAAGCATACTTATCCGCCTCTCTGTAAATTTCTTTAGCGCAACTTTGGAATAATTGAAAGAAAGTATCCATAGAATTCAATTGAAAATTTTTATACAAGTTCAAATTGTAGGTAGTTTCAATCAAAGAAATATAATCATTTTTTGTATATCGTTCAATGATAAAATCTGTTGTAAATAAATCCGCCTCATAATTTGTATTAGTAACAACTATAGGCTGTCTGTATTTTATATTAACTTCTTTATGATAATCACAAAAGAATTGTATAATATTTGTTTTAGAACTAACTGCTAAATCTATATCATAATTTTGTATAAACGTGTCTTTATTTCTGTTACACGAAGAGCAAATAATTGATAAATGTGTTGTTATTTTATTAATAAAGTTTTTAGTTCTTAATTTTTCCTCTTCACTAGGGGTTTCAGGATACATAACTGAAAAAGAATGAAAAATATGCCAAAGTAAATGATGTATTTTTTTTTGTAGAAATTTATTTAACGTTATACTCTTAATCTGATGTATTAATAAAAAATCATTTTCAGCACAACTTATTAAATCCTCATCGATAAGTGAAAAACTTGTTATTTTTGCCATAATATATAGTATATTATATTTATATTTTATATTATCAAAAAGTAACATAAGATTTACTTTAAAACAAAACGCCTTAAAAATATCGGTTATTTAACTATCATGACTTTGTTTAACACGCAAAAAAGTCTAAAACACAATGCTCAAACAATATACATAAAAGTATTTGAATTAAAATAATCATAAAAAATAATTATTTTAATAGTATTTTTCTTCTTTGGCAGAACCTTTTCAAACCGAAGGTGCCGTTGGCTAAAAGTGGATTTAATACTCAGGTGTATGTTTCTTAAATAAGCATCCTTGTGGTATTAATCCTTTAACCTCAGATGTTACAATACTAGGGTTTTGATTATTACAATCTGTCATCCAAATTTTTATAATACAGAAATTTTTCTTAGGCGAAATTGTTATCCCAGTTACACAATTTACAAAATTGGTATTCTTACTTACAGAGCTACCAACAACAACATATGAAAAGCATCCACCATTTCTATTTTTCGGATCTTCCCATGTAGGTTTAATTCCTTCTCTCATCATAAATAACATACAATTTTCTACAAGGATAGAAGGAAGGGTTTCTGTAACAGCTAGAGTGTCTTCAACTGTGGCAAATGTTGAAATTGGTATATAACTCTTAATACTCCAATCAGTATTATGAGGTAAATGAGCCCAAAGTGTCCATTTATCAGATAAATCGTGATAAGAACTTGCAGTTGAAGTTATTGATTCCATATTTGAACTATAAGTTGCTGTGTCCATTGTATTATTATGTTGGGATAACATTCGTAATTAAATATCTCAATTTTTTTTTAAATTGTTTTAACTATATATATATTTATTTATTATCGTCAGAGATATTTAAATTTGATAATTTGTATCCATTTTTTTCCAAAATAATATTTTCATTTTTGTCAGTAAAATCTAATTTAATTGTGTTAACATCATGATCAATAATTTTAAGACTAAATTTATCATCCTCTTTAATTTCTTCACTAATTTTTAAAATTTGTTTCAAATAATATACAAAAAATTGCTTATTGAAGCTGTTTCCAATCATATAAAAATTATACTCATCTGTCTTCAATTCAATTTTATGAGAATTATTTTCTCCAATTTTTAATTCAACAAGGAAAAATTTAATTTCAGAAACTTCAGAAAATGATAAAGGTTCATTTGAATCATAGAATATTTTTTTATTTATACATTTTTTAGTATCATCTAACCAAGAATATATCATAAAATCACATTCATCATTATCACTTTTATCAGATGTTACATTCACTAGATTTCCATTTCTAACATGTTCAAACATAGTTACTATACCATATTTGGGCTTCATTAGTAAATCTAAGTCATTTTTCAATTTAAGTAAGTTAGGGTTTTCCTCAATTTTTTTATTTACTACTTTAATAAGATTCATATATAAAATTTGAGATTTGCTGTATAAATAAATAAGATAATATGAAAATGACACAATCATCTCTTGATATTTGTCGGGATAGTTTCTTTTTAAATAATCATTTAATAATAGAGCTATTATTCCTGTTCTTAATAGTGTGGTTAACATTATATAAATTAATAAATAAGTATATCTTTAAATTATTTATTAATTAACTTTGATATGCCGGACTGCTTGAGCTATTTGGAATAGGGTTATAATATATTTTATTATTTATTGTAGTGTCATTATTATGAGGGTTTGGAATAATTATATTTGGTGAGTTATAGTATACGGGATTTTTTGACGAATTATATTCAGGATCATAAACTATAATATTACCTAAAGCATCAACAGTTATTCCATCTCCACATTTTGTATTTGAATCGGTTCCGTCACATTTGTAATTTAATGAACCAGTAGCAGCATCTAAACCAAAAATGTATAATAACATACTAACAATTACTGTCATTAAAATGAATGGAATAAAAACAATAATCCATGATACAACACTTAGTCCTTTTTCACATAATATATTTAATAATAAGGTAACCATAACAGTGACTATTACTTTCATAAAAGCTGTATTATAAAGACCCTTAAATGTATCAATAAGTATTTGAGTAATTGAAAATATTAAATAAATAATTGCTGGCGCACATAAATTTATCATTATTTATAAATTATATTTATATTTTAATTCTAAAATATTTGGCTATACCTTTTTAAAAAGGAATATTTATTTTTCATCAGCGTAAAAGAAAGGTTCTCCATCTTTTAAATATCCAATTTTATCACCTTGTTCTCCATCTTCACTAAGCTCCCAAATAAATCCATTTTCTACATCATTTGTACAATAATCAACATCATCAATTGTAATAATTTCTAATTCTTCCTCTTCTACTACTTCTACTTCTACTTTTGTAGGAGCAGGTTCAATTTCCTCTTCCTCTTCTTCTTCATCACTTGCTTCAGTTTCAACTTCATCTTCTTCAACTTCCTCTTCTTCAACTTCATCTTCTTCAACTTCTTCTTCTTCTTCAACTTCTTCCTCTTTAATATCAGATTCAGCAATTTCCTCCTCTTCCTCTTTTATTACAATAATTTCTTTTTTAACCTTTACAGGTTCTTCTACTTCTTCTTCTTCTTCTTCTTCTGCTTCTTCATCATCATCATCAGATTGTTCCTTTTCATCAGAGATAATTTCTTGGGTTGAACATGTGCTAACTTCTTGATTATCATTTGTAAACTCTACATCCTCTTGGTCATTATCTTCTTCAGAATCATTTTCATTTATTTCAAATTTAATATTCTCATTTTCACAAGCAGAAACAATAGAAGGTTTAATAATATTAGAAATATAGGTTTTTTCATGATCTATACGTAGAGTCTTAATATTATCTCTAGAATTTTCTTTTAATACCTTAACTTCGTCATTAATTGATTCTAGTTTATCTAAAATCTTACTAATTAATGGTGAGATTGATTCGTATTTCTTCTCAATTCTATCAAGTTTGCTTTCGACATGTGAAATTTCATTTTTAACTAAATCGCGAGTCATATCAGCAATACTAACAAATATAGGTTTATCATCAATTCTATCTTCATCATCAGATTCGGAGTCGGAATCACAAGATTTGTTAATTTCATTCATAACTGATGGAAGTTTCATAATTTGTTTATGAGTTTTTTCTAATAAATCATGTCTATCAATATAATCCTTCAACAATACTTTCAAACCATTTTTAATTACATTTTCAATTTCGAAAACTAATGGTTCAATATTAAAGCTGTCAATTTTACTTTCTGTCATTCTGTAATAAATTATATATAGCTATTCGTTTAATATGATTTAAAAAATAATTTATCTAATTCATATATGGAGGATAATATTTCTTTAGTTGAAACTGACCAGATAGATGAAAAGATTCAGAAAGTTATGAGACAAACAGATTATTCTGAAAATGTAGCAAGAGAGAAATTAAAAGAATATAATTTTGACGAAATTGCTACTATCAAAGCTTATTTAGGTATAACTGAAAAAAAGGCACTACCAGTTAAGTCTGTAAATCAGGAAATATATAAACAATTGCGTTCCAGATTAAATTCTAACATGAAAGACTATCAATCAAGAGTTGAAAAAGGTGAAGTTAAAAAAATTGTCTAGTTAAAAAAATTGTCTAGTTAATATATATAAATGTCGTCTTTAAAAAGTTATTTTAGAAAAAAGCATAGATATGAAACTCAAGCAGATTTAAAAGATATGACTGCTGAACAAATTGTTAGTTTAAACCCGGGTGATGTTGGTTATTATATTGAGCAAGAAACGGGTGGAGTTCCTTTAGAAGGTGTAAAAAAAAAGGCAATGTGGACATTACTAGCTATTAAGAGACAAAATAAAGCTACACCAAATGAAAGAGCTAGACAAGGAGCAATAAGTAGATTTTTAGACACAGAAGGAATTAAAACAAATCCAGAAGTTGATAGATTAATCGCGAATACTCAAACCGAAATGGTACAAGAAGATAAGGCGAAGTTAAAAGAACAAATAGATATGAAGAATATGACAAATAGACTTAGAGCACTTGATAATAAACAACCTATTCCTTACACAGAAGAAGAAGATATGTTTATAAGACTTCAAAAACTTGGAGGAAAAAGAAAACGCAAAACAGTATCAAAAAGAAAGCGCAGAGAGAAAACCAGAAAAGGTCGCAAGGGAAGAAAAACAAATAGAAGAAGAAAATAAATTAAATATATATTTTAATAATTTAAAGAATAATATATTATTATTAAAATATGTCAGTAAGAAAATTATTAGTACAAGTTTATTCTGATATTCATATTGAATTATGGAATAAAGTACCTGATTTACCTGTAAAAGCAAAATATTTATTTTTAGCTGGTGATATATGTGATAAAAATAATCCATTGTTTTATAAGTTTTTGGATTATTGTTCTGAATGGTGGGAAAAGGTATTTTACACGCCAGGTAATCACGAATTTTATGTAAGAAATAAAAATTATAATCAACTATTATTTGAATATAAATATGAAATTGAAAAGAAATATAAAAATATATATTTTCTTGATAATGAAGCTGTTAAATTGAATGATGATATTGATGTATATGGAACAACCTTTTGGACTAAATCTCCATTTGAGAGAACATATGAAGCGAAATTAAGTATAAATGATTATAATTGGATAACATATTTTAATCAATCTAAAAGACATGTGGTTGATTTAGATATAGGTTATGTAAATGAACTTTCAGAAACTTCTTATAATAAATTGAAACAATATTTAACCAGTGTAAAAAAACCAACTATAGTTATGACACATTTTCCTCCTATAAGAACGGGAACATCTGACCCATTATACTTAGCTCAAGATAGAAAAGTAAATCCATATTTTTCCTGGTCTGATGAAACTATAAACGATTTTGATTTAACAAAAGTACCAATCTGGATAAGTGGTCACACACATTGGTCATATGACATTATTAAAAATGGCAGTAGATTTGTTGGAAATCAATTAGGATATAAGTCAGAAATTGGAAAAACTGGACTAAATGAAGAGGGATTATTTGAAATTATTTTTTAGACACTTTACGACTTTTTGG